CCGGGTTTTTTAATGCTCTGATTTTCAATACCAATTTTCCTGTGAATAAATTTTTCCATTGAATTTTAAAGACTTTAGCAGTTTACGACTGTAATTTTGCCTTTTTGTCATTACCCGGACAGAATGGCAGTAAGATTAAGAAATCCTTTTTACAAATCACTTCCTGACCTGGATGTTAAATCCGGTTCTGATGCTATTACTACTGTCGCAACCCTGAACGGTCTGAAATACTGGAGTGGGTTAACAGCCCAAATTTTCCAAACGATCTATTCAACTGTTGGGCGGCTTAATTTAACAACCGTCGAGGGACAGACGTTAGCTTTTATGCGTTGTGCCCCAGTTGCCGCAATGATAGGCCGCCTTGCCGAATACTCTATGAACGGGAGGTACTCGTTTGTTGATCAGAACGATAAAGAGTTAAACAAAGTAAGCAATCCACTATTTGATATAACCAAGAAGCCCAATTTTCTTCAAACATGGCCGCAATTCATTGCATCGGTAATGACTTATGTCAAATTGAACGGACAAGCCTATGTGCTTCCTATAACCCCGGTCGGATTTGATGTTAAAAAGGCCCGGTCTCTATTCGTGGTTCCTAATTGGATGGTCTGGCCGGAATATACCGGAAAAAACTTCTTTCAAACCGATATGGAAGGCGTTGTTTCCGGGTATAAGGTTTCTTTTCTTGAAAAGATCGTCCCGGCGGACGAAATGATCGTAATCCGTGACACGATTCCAAATGTTGATATGAATTTTATCAACCGACTTCATGAAGGACAAAGTCGGCTTTACCCGTTAGGGGATCAGATTAATAATTTGATTGCTATTCAGGATGCCTTGTACAACATGACGACCAAACGGGGCGCAATGGGCGCATGGGTGCCTGAAAATTCCAAAGATGGGATCGGCCAGATCATGCCACTGAAGCCAAAGGAACATGATGATGTTATCAATGCTTTTCTGAAATACGGAACTGGCACTAAAAACGATGCTCCGTTTAACGTCCTGAATCTTGGGATGAAATGGGTTCAGGCTGCAATGAATGTCGGAGAATTAAAACTCTTTGAAGGAAACGAAGCGGGCATTGCCCAACTTTCCATGTCCCTGAATGTGCCTCTTTTCCTTTTAGGTTTCAAGGATTCAACATTTACCAACCTGGAAGCAGCGGGGAAGGCGTGTTATACATCTGGAGTTATCCCGGCGGTTGAAAATATCTGCATTTCGCTGGGCCAATTTTTTGAACTCGGAGACATAAAGCTCAGGGCCTATTTTGATCATTTGGAAATTTTCCAAAAGTCAAAACGTGACGAAGCCGACGCCTTACGATTCATGTGCATGGGTCTGGATATACCTTTTAAATCAGGCGTGATCACACGAGAAGAGTACCGTCACCTGATGAGTAATTTCATGCCTACGGGTACCATGTTTGATCCTGTGAACCAGGAAGGAGATACAATGCATCCACTGTTAGCACAATTAACGAAAGGGCCGAATAATGAGTAAACTGATATTTCCCAAAGAGATTTATTATAAAAATGCCACGACCAAAATTGAGGATGTGGGACAGAAAGGTGAAGTAAAATTTTGGTTTTCGGTTAATAATGTGCCGGACGGGTATAAGCAAATCGGACAAAAGGGAATGTTCCAGAAGTCAATTAATGAAAGAAAGGATCAGATTTTACATCATAAAAACCACGATTCTACCACCATGCCGGGTGTATTGACTGATATTCAGGACTTGGATTACGGCGGGCAGGCTGTTTCAAAACTAATTCTTTCCACGAAGGAGGGGGCCGACACTTACGAACAGTACAAGGCGATGGCCGAAGCCGGTAAAAGTATGCCTCATTCGTATCATTTTGACTTTGTAAAGCCCACCCTGGAGGAAGCGCTTAACGCTTACATGAATGATCAGGAATTGAAATTAAAGGAAGTTGCCCTGATTGAAGTAAGTACCTTAACGCAAATGGCGTGCAATCCTTTGGCAATTACACAAACCATTAAGTCGCTCAACAGTTTAACGGTTGACGATTTGCTCATTGAAGATACTTTCTACAAGCTGTTATTAAACTCAAAATTCGAGGATAAGACACTTGAAAATTTGCAGACAATCAAAAACCATATCGAGGCACTCATTAAGGAAAAGAGCCGGGAAACCACTCAGCATCAAAATGAGCCGCTATTCGGATTAACATTTTTAACCAACAAAAACGAAAAACAATGAAAAAATTAATCATTTTATCAATTTTCTCCCTGATGTGGTTCGTTGTACATTCTCAAACTACTGTGAGTCTGACTCCTGATACCACAGGGACGATCATCGGGGTTGATAATGCGACAACGACCGGGGGAAACGTACATACCTTTAAATCACCGCAGATCACAGGCGGCCCGTATTTTTGGAGCCTTGAGGTCTATGTGACCATAGCAGGTACCCATGCAACGGACTCCACGAGGGTTGTGGTTTACAGCTCAATGGATGGAACCAACTATACCCAGCTTACTTATGCTGATTTGGGGATTCCAAAACTTGCGGGGGCTGGTACCGCTACGGCAACAGCAGCCTATTATCAAGGAGTTGCCCCTGCCGGTGAAGTAGGTGCAAGGCTTTCCAGTGCCGGAACCGGAGCCGGTGGATGGAACTGGCACCCCACAACGCCATTGACGTACCGATATATCATGGTGAAAATCTATCAGCTAAAGGCATTATCAACCTGTACAGTAAACAAATGCCGGTTACATCTTTTCAAATAATTAAACACCAATAAAAATGAAAAAGTTATTCAAAAACAAAGTAGCGATGTTCGCACTGGCCGCATTGGCCGTGATTGTAACATTCATCTTCCTGTCAAACCCTGTTACCGGATGTGCCTTAGCTTTTGTTTTCCCATTGATTGTAAAAGTAGGGAGCAAGGATTTTACCGTTAAATCACAGGATGAAAAGGATCAAATGGATCAACTCATTAACCTGATGAACGCAATTACCGAAAAAGCGATTTCGGGTTTTATTACCGCCGATGAAGCGGCCCAGAAAATCTCTGATAAGATCGCCGAAAAGGGGTTTAAACTTGAAGATGACGCCAAGTTCAAAGAATATGCCGCCGCTGTTGTCAAACAGGGGTTAGAAATTAAATCTTTGACCGAAAAGGGTAATTCACTTCAGGGTAAATCCATTGAAGAACAGTTAAGGCAGCAGATCACCGAAAAGAAAACCGATTGGGAAGATTTCATAGGCAAAAAGTCGCAGAAATTCTCTTTCCAGCTAAATCTTAAAGTGGCCGGGAGTATGTTGCCTTCAACTAACGCCGGGGCTGGTACAATTCCTTATCAGTTCATTCCGGGCGTGAACGAAATCATGGCCGGGCGTGTTAAACCATTCCTGATTGATCTGATTGGGGTGCAGGGTACCGTATCTCCAACAATTTACTGGACGAATAAAACCAACGCTGATGGCACAACTGCCTTTATTTACGATTCCGGTACTCTTGCCGAGATTGATTTTGATTTGACGGCAGAAAGCTCAACGGCTAAAAACGTTGGGGATTACATCAAGGTTCATGAAAATATGTTAAACGACATTCCTTACATCAGTTCAGAAATTCAGAATGAATTGCTTTACCAGGTAAATCATCTCTGTGATCATGAAGTATGGAAGGGAGTAGGAACAACGGTACACCTGAAAGGCATTCAGGTATTCGCCTCTGCCGGATTCTCACTGACTTCACTGGCCTATATCACGCCCAATATTTATGATGTGATTCTGGCTTGCAAAACACAGATTCTCAACTCATCGGATCGTTTTGATCCCAATACTGTACTATTGAACCCGGTTGATTATGCAAAAATGATCGGTGCAAAAAGTTCAATCGGAACTTATGTAATCCCGCCTTATGCTTCTGCTAATGGAGATGTTGCCGGGATGCGTATTGTTGAATCCAACCTGGTTGATGCTGGAGATATTGCCGTATTTGATTCAAGGTTATGCAAGCTGTTTGAGCTTGGAAACATGACCGTTGAGGCCGGGTTCGAGGGTTCAGACTTCAAGGACATGACCCGTACTTTCAGGGCTTATCGTAGGCTGCATTTCTTTATCTCAGATAATAACACGACTGGATTTGTCTATGATGCCATTGCAGACGTTATGGCCGCAATCACAACCATTTAATCATTAACCCCAAATTTTAAACACAATGCCAAAAGAAGTCACAAAACAGATCATTGATCCACGTGAGCGGATTGAGGTCAAAGCAACACCCAAACATCCCGGTTTTAAATCAAACCCTATTCGCAAAGTTCCACCCCATATGGTGCCGCACTTGGTAGAACTTGGAATGATTGAAGACCCCAACGGGAAAGCCAAAAAGTAGCAAAATGGCAGTAAAAGCATTAGCGGCGACGTATTTTAATGGAGAATTGGAAATTCCAAATATCTCCGGTTCAAGTAATGTCGAGGTTGAGAACCTTGCAGCATTGAACTGGATGATAAGAAAGCATGAATCTAAATTTATTCATGGTTTATTGGGAGACAATCTCTATACGTTATATGCCGCCGCTATTGCAGCTACTCCGGCCATTACTTTAGGTATTTACTTTGATCTGAACGCTCAAATTTATAGGGAGGACTCAACGAATCGCGTTTATCAAAGCCCCGCTGCAAATTATGTCTATTTCCATTTTTGGAGAAACAACCAAACCCAGACTTTATCAATGGGAGAGGCTAAGTCTAAGGCCGAAAATGCGGATGTAATTTCAATTAACGGGAAACTAATATTAGCATGGAACGAGATGAGCGAAAAAGTTGACGAAATCCGGGAGTGGATCGTAAATCACATTTCGAGTTACGCAACTTATACTACCGAAGGACAAGAAGATTATTCACCCTTAACGCCGTTTTTCTGATGTTCGCCGCCGCCGCTGATATTTATACCATGTTTGCCAACATCGTTGCCGATGTTCAAACCAACTTTGGCAGCAACGTTCATTACGAGCATGGTCATTTATTGGAGGTAGTCAACACGCTGGGGGGCATGAAGAAAACCCCAGCCTTTGATCCACTGCGGTACCCTTGCATCGTGCTGCTTCAGGATTTTGAGGAAAAGGCAAGCAAGGATAATTTTTACAAATGCGACGTGTCGCTTGATTTTCTCATCTTGGCTCTTTCTTCACCTTCAGACGTTTCCGAGCAGCGGCTTATAAAAGTCTTTACGCCTGTTCTTTATCCGATCTATGATTTGTTTCTGGATTCTATTGTGAAATCAGGGTATTTCTTCTCTTATTCAATCAATGATTTCGGGAACTCGAAATACGATCGGATGTATTACGGAAAAAAGGGACTGGCCGGTAATGACAGTAACATTTTTGGGGATTGGGTGGATGGCATTGAAATTAATCATTTACAATTAAAAGTTTTAAAACAATATTCCTATGACAGTAATATTAAATGATCCCGGATTAGTCGTCTTAGGCGGCAATACCGGAGCGCCTGCTCAGGAGTTTCATCCCGGACTTATTACCGGAATGATGCTTGTGGATAAGGATAAAACCTTTACCATTACCACTGTGGCGACGTTCATTACCGACGTGCAGGCATTATGCCTGGCCGGACTATCTACCAGGGCTTATCCCATTTATGGAATTGTGGCATTGGAACCTAAAACCGCTGAAATATCCGTCATTGAAAAGGGTTACGGTGGTGAGCAGTTTGGCCCCGATCCGAAATATAAGTTCCTATTTGAATTGGGTGCGGGTGGGCTTTTTTATCAGAACCAGCTTGCAGAGTTCAACAACGACCACTCCAAGCGGGTGATATTCTTCGATAACAAGAATAACGTGTACGGGGTGAAAACAGGCAATACCACCATGAAGGGCGTTGGAATTGAAAATTTTAAGGTCTATCAGGTGGACTGGCCTTCAGCCAAAGACAAACCGCCTACTTACCGGCTGTATATCGGTCTTTCCGACCCCGCTGATCTGAATGCGAATATTGCCGTGTTTAACTTGGGCACATCCCCTGAAAGCAACTTCCAGGGACTCCAGAACATTGAAATGTATGATCTTGGAGCAGGTTCAGCAACCAAAAAGCAGGTTATCGGTATTCGTACCATTCTTGACAAGCAGTCGCTTTACGGAGCTTTCAGTGCAACCCTTGTCAGTGCCTTTGCAACTATCTTCACGGCCACTTTAGGAGGTGCAGCCGCTAATCCGGTTGCCGCCGTGGGTAAACCGCTGGCCGGAGTGAGAACGCCGCCTGAGGGGGGCGTTGAGCTTGAATTCGGGGCAACGGGCGTACATATCATCACAATGGCAAACCCGGCAACCTTATCTGCAACCCCGAATTTTATCGGAGTTGCGCCGGATAACGGGTTTGAGTGCCTGAATACACTTTCAGTAACCGTTGCCTGATGGATATAACGACTATATCGAAGGAAGGGGCGGCATGGCTCGCCTCTTTCATCAAGTCGTTCCCCACTAAAGCGGAATTCATTGAATATGGCATGAAGGGTTCGGCCTACATTGACAAAATGCCGACCACTCGTGAAGGTTTGTT